AACTACTAAGAAAGACGAGGAATAATCTCATGGCTGTATTTCTAAATAACAATGTGGGCGTGAAGATCAACTCAGTCGATCTTTCAGACCATGTCACAGCAGTAACAATTAACCGCGTATTCGATGAGCTAGAAGTAACCGCAATGGGTGACTCATCACACAAGTTCGTTAAGGGTCTAGAGTCATCAACAGTGACAATCGATTTCTTAAATGACACAGCTTCAGCGAATGTATTGGCAACACTACAGGCTGCATGGGGAACAACAGTCACAGCTGTATTCCTACAGCAAAAGGGTACAGCAGTATCTGCTACTAACCCTCTTTACACAGTGTCATTGTTAGTCAATAACACAACAGACATCAATGGTGCTGTTGGCGATATTGGTACACAGTCAATCACATTCACTGCTAACTCAACAGTTGCAGTAGCTTCAACAGGCACATTCTAATCAATTAAACAAAGGGGCAAACCATGGCAAAACTAAAGATAGTTCGACAAGATGGAAGCGTACTAGAAGGCGAGATTACTCCAGCAGTGGAGTACTCATTTGAGCAGTACGCTAAAAAGGGCTTCCATAAGGCGTTCAGGGATGATGAAATGCAGACCTCAGTCTATTGGTTAGCATGGGAAGTAACACGCAGGTCAGGTGAGTCTGTTAAGCCTTTTGGGATGGATTTCATTGAGACACTCAAAAGTGTCGAGGTGCTTGATTCAGACCCTTTAGCTTAAAGCGCGATCTTCCATTCACCTATCTAATTGCTCGCTTGAGTATTAGATTGGGAATCGCGCCACAGCAGTTGTTAGATCTAGATAAGATCATGCTCGATGCATTAGTGCAAGGGCTTAAAGATGAAGCGAAAGAGGTGAGCGATGCCAACAGAGGTAGTAGGCGCGGTCGCCCTTAGAAAAGCCTTAAACACTTACGCTCCAGATCTAGCAAAAGAATTGACTAAAGAACTTGGTGCAGTCCTAAAGCCTGTTACTAACGAGGCTCGGTCTTATGTGCCACTGGCATCACCTATGTCTGGTTGGACTAAGCGCGAGACATCTAAGGGTGCTCGCTTTCCTAAGTATGATGCAGCTGAAATCAGAAGGGGAATTGTCTATAAGACAACTCCATCAAAGCCGAATAAGGCTGGCTTTGTTAATGCTGTACGCATCCAGAATAAATCTATGACAGGTGCAATCTTTGAGACTGCTGGTCGTAAAAATGGACAAGGACAGGACTGGGTCGGCCCTAGCGCAGGTGGTACATCTAAAGGTGTTTCTCGCTCGGTTAATCCTTATGCTGGCAATCAGTTCATTTCTAATCTTGGTCAGTTATATGGCACTAAGCGTGGTGGCGATCATCGCATGATGGGTCGCTTAATTTTTAGGGCATGGGAAAAGACTCAAGGTCGAGCCAATGCAGCAGTCTTTAAGTCAATTGAAAACACGACACAGAAGTTCAATCGTAGAACAGCGATCGTAGATGTTAGGAGAGCAGCATGAGTAATGTAGCCATTAACATTGCAGCGGAGTTCACTGGTAAGCCAGCATTTAAAAAGGCTGAGACGAGTGTAGATCGCTTAGAAAAGCGGACTAAAAACTTAGGCAAGACTGTTGCTGCTACATTCGGTACAACTGCAATCGTGGCTTTTGGTCGTGCATCTGTTAAGGCTTTTGCAGAAGATGACAAAGCTGCAACTTCACTAGGTCAGACTTTAAAGAATCTTAATCTTGCTTATGGCTCAAACATCGGCACAGTCAATGGCTTTATTTCTCGCCTTGAAATGCAGACAGGTGTGCTTGATGATGAACTTCGTCCAGCAATGGATCGCTTGCTTCGTGCAACTGGAGATGTAACTAAGTCACAGGAATTGCTTGGTCTTGCACTTGACATCGCAGCAGGAACTGGCAAGTCAGTTACCCAAGTTTCTCAAAGTTTGCAGAAGGCATACTTGGGTCAGACCCAGGCACTAGGTCGCTTGGGTGTAGGACTTACTAGAGTAGAGCTTTCATCTTCTTCATTTGAGGAAATCCAAGAACGCTTAACCACATTATTCGCAGGACAAGCAACTGCTGCAGCAGAAACTTTTGCTGGTCAATTAGACAAGATGACGATTGCTGCCAACAATGCTAAAGAGACAATTGGTAAAGGTCTTTACGATGCAATTACTGCTCTTGGTGGCGGTGGAACAACAGCAGCAACAGATAACATCGACAAACTTGCTAAAGGTATAGCAGACACTTTAAAAAACACTGGCGAGTTTATTGCAAGACTTGAAAAGCTAAAGCCTGTTTTAATTGCAGTCGGTGTAGTTGCAGCTGCTGCTTTCTTGCCGCTTACCACTGCAATCACAGCAGCAATCTTGTTGATGGCAAGTCTTAACAAAGAAATTAAGAAGATGTCTTTTGAAAAGGGAGTAATCCCCGGGGGCTTGGGCAATATCTCCATGACTGTATCTGGTCAAGTCGATAACAGAAACCTCAAGAATCAAAAAGCCATCACAAAGCTCACTAAAGAGCAAGCTGCTAATCAAGCCAAGATTCTCAAAGATAAAAGACTTCAGAATGCAATCGACAAGGCGAACCTTGCCCTTAATAAAGGTGGCGAAGTCTTTGACATGGATAAGATCCAGATTGCAGCAGCCCTTACATCTCAAGCTGAGCAATTGGGTAAGGCAACTAATCAGTCTCAGATTCTTCAGATTGCTAATGACACAGCCCGCCTTAATGTAAAGCGTTCAATGCTTGCTTTAGAAGATGCAATTGCTGCTAAAGATGAAGCAGCCATTATTGCTGCAACAGCTAAACTTAATGCAGACCTTAAAGTCCTTGGGGCATTGAGTATGCAGAATGTCAAAATGGCAGACATTAAGTCAATTCTTGACACCATTAAACCTGTCGATCTTATTAATCAAAGCAACCTAGACAAAGCTCTGGCTAGTATCCAAGAGATGCTCAGACTTCTGGCACAAGCTGATTCTCATGCTAAAACAAAAATACCTACAAGTACATCCTTAGGCTCTGGAATCCCAGCAGGAGATTACATCGCACCAATTTCCACAGCAGGTGGATCTATTGGGGCGATTTTAGAATACGCAGAAGCAGCAACGGCGCGCGCCAATGCTTTTGCAGACTTGCTAGATATGGAGAATGCATCGGCTGCAAGTCAAATGGCTTCTACAATCGATCTAGAAAGCATTGCTCGTTCATCTTTATTGCAGGGGCTTTCAGGCGGTGCAGGTGTCGCAGGTGCAGTAAGTGGCTCACGCTATGCAGCACAGGCTGCCAATGCTTATAACATTACAATTCAGGCTGGAATCGGTGATCCAGAAGCTATTGCTAGAGCCGTGGAAGATGTAGTCCGTCAGTCCTATCAGCGTGGTACGAGTGCAACAGGACTACTAGCGGTATGACATGGCTTCCAGAGTGGCGCATCACTGTAGGTGGTAACACTTATACCAATGTTACAAGTGTAAATCTGACTACAGGTCGCATTGACATCGATCGCCAATGCCAAGCAGGTTATGCTCGCATGGACATCATTAACTCCACCAATGCGCTCTTTGACATTGATGTTACAGATTCTCTAACTCTAGAACTTAAAGATAGCGATGGAGATTATGTTGTCGTATTCGGTGGCACAGTCTCAGACTTTTCAACATCGGTCAGAAGCCCAGAAGAAACAGGCTTTGTCACACTAGGCACAATTCTTGCAGTGGGTGCTCTGGCTAAACTGCCTAAAGCCATTTACACAGATTCTGTAGCTCATGGATTGGATGGCGAACAGATTGCCATTATTCTGCAAGATCTTCTAGTCAATGAGTGGCAAGAGGTTGCACCTGCACTGACATGGGCTACTTATGATCCAACTACCACATGGGCTAATGCTGAAAATGTGGGATTGGGTGAAATTGATTCTGGTCTATATCAGATGGACAATCTTTCAGCTGCTGATCGCAACACTCAGACTTTAGTTCAGCAGATTGCAGACAGCGCACTCGGAACGCTCTACGAGGACAAGCAAGGTCGCATAGCCTATGCCGATGCGGATCATAGAAGCAACTACTTAGCAGCTAATGGCTCAACGCAGTTAGATGGCAACTATGCTTCCCCTGCCAGCGTGAAGTCAATCCTACAGATTGGCAAGATCCGTAATAGCGAAATCGTGCGCTATGGCAATGACTACGGCTCAACATACTCAGCCACAGACGATGCTTCCATTACTACATATGGTCGCTACCAAAGGACATTTGACTCGAACATTCGTTATCTGGCTGACATCGAGGACATCATCGACCGCGATCTAGCCCTGCGCGCAACGCCTAGAACACAGCTTGACCAGATTACTTTTAGACTTGATAATCCACTAATGCCAGATGCCCTTAGAGATGACCTTATAAACCTTTTCTTTGGTGAGCCAGTAGTTATCACTAACCTACCCTTCAACATGTTCGAGGGGTACTTCTCAGGCTTTGTAGAGGGTATCTCAATCAGAGCCAATGCATCTTTTGTCGATGCGACTATTTATGTCTCACCTACAGACTTTTCTCTGATAGCCCCGACATGGGCAACAGTACTTCCAACTAACACCATCTGGAGTGGCGTAAATGGTACACTACAGTGGTCTAAAGCGATCGGAGCTCTAACCTAATGGCAACAACAACCCCTAATTTTGGTTGGGCAGTACCAACCAGTACTGACCTAGTCAAGGATGGCGCAGTAGCCATTGAGACACTAGGCGATTCCATCGATGCTTCTCTGGTAGATCTTAAGGGTGGCACTACTGACCAAGTTCTTGCCAAAAACAGCAACACAGACATGGATTTCAAGTGGGTCACTCCTGCAACTGGTGGCGGTGGTAAAGTGCTGCAGGTCGTCACAGCGACTACAAGCACAACAGTTTCTAATTCAACTAGCACATACGCAGACACTGGTCTAACTGCTTCAATTACTCCTTCTGCGAGTACAAGCAGAATCTTGGTATTAGTGGCACAGAATGGCATTTTTAAGGATGCTACTAACTCTGGAAATGCTGTTACTTTAAGATTGATGCGTGGTGCTACTCAAATCTCAAAGTTCGCAGATTATTACCTTTGGCAAAATGCAAGCGGCAACTTGATCGCTGGCGCATCAACTTCTTTTGTGGATAGTCCTGCAACGACTTCTTCGACTACTTACAAGACTCAATTCATGAACCCTCAGAACTCTGCCACAGTTTCAGTTCAAAAAGAAACTCCGCAATCCACAATTATTCTTTTAGAGATAGGTGCTTAATATGGCAACAGGCGCAGATGTATTAACAATGCTACTTCCAGCAGGTGGCTGGATTATTACTGCAGATGATTTTGATTCTGTTATCTGGGTCGATGATCGACCACGATGCACTAAGGAAGAATTCGAGGCTGGATTCCCTGCTTACGATGCCTGGAAAGCAGCACAGGAAGCAGCTTTAGCAGCAGACAAAGTAAATGCAACTGCAAAACTTGAAGCACTGGGTCTGACAGCAGATGATCTAAAGGCACTCGGATTATAAGTGAAGGTAAAACTTTCTAAAGCTGCTATTCAATTAAGAGAGCAGATTGATGACTCGTTCCCAGATCGTGACCGCGCATCGGATGGTTGGATCGGTGATACCCGACACGCTGCTCGCAAGTCAGATCATAATCCAGATGAGCAAGGCTGGGTTCGCGCCATTGATGTGGACAAAGACTTATTCAAGGCTGGCAAGCCAGACATCATGGGAGATCTTGCTAATCAGCTTCGTGCCCTTTCCAGATCCAAAAAAGACAAGCGTATTAGTTACATCATTTACGATGGACGAATCTGCTCCAGAATTTTTAACTGGAAGTGGCGCAAGTACACAGGGGCTAACAAACACACTAAGCACATGCATGTTAGCTTTAAAAAAGAAGCTGACAATGATGGTGCTTTTTTTCAAGTATCTATGTTAGGTGGAAAATAATGAAGAACATAAAGAACCCTGTCATTCTTGCCGGTGGAGCATTCCTCGCAGCATGGGCATCAAGTAACTTTGACCTTGATTACCGCGCAATCCTTTGGGCTGTGCTATCAGGCGTATTCGGATACGCGAGCCCTAAAAAGTGACACAGTCGGATTTCTTTCAGCTTTACATCGCCACCATTGTTGCATTGGGTGGCTTGTCTGGCTTCGTCATTACTCATTTACTAGCAGAGATTAAGCGACTCCATGCGCGTGTCGATGAGATCTATAACATACTCCTAGAGCGATAATTCTGTCATGGCAAGAAAAGAGACAAGAGCTCTAGAGGAGCAAGGCTACTCAAAGCTCGATGCTTATTGCATTGGATTGCATGAGTATTATAAATCTTTACGCAAAGCGGGATTCTCAGAAGGCATCACTTTATTCATGATTACAGATGTTCCGTCTTATCCGCGTTGGATCTTGCCTGATCCAGTCGAGCCAGAGAAGTTCGGCAATTACGAAGATGAGGATGATGACTAAACGCAGATACCTGGTGATTTCGGATCTTCAGATTCCCTTTCACCATGAGCAAGCCGTTAAGAATCTTATCAAGTTAGTAAAGCGCGAGAAGTTCGACTTAGTTCTCAATACAGGCGATGAGCTTGATATGCAGAGCCAATCAAAGTGGGCTAAAGGCACACATCTAGAGTATGAAGGGCAGCTAGATTATGATCGAAGTCTCGCTCAGAACATCCTCTGGGATCTCGGCACTACCGACATCACTCGATCCAACCACACCGATCGTCTATACCACACTCTCGTTAGAGGAGCTCCTAGTCTCATTGGACTTCCAGAGCTCGAGTATTCCCGCTTTATGGGTTTCTCCGACATGGGGATTCGTTTTCATAAAAAGCCATTCGAGTTCCATAAAGGCTGGGTCTTAGTTCACGGAGACGAAGGATCGATGAATTCCAACGCTGGACTCACAGCTCTTGGCTTGGCTAAGAAGTTCGGTAAGTCTGTAGTCTGTGGACACACTCACAGGGCTGGCATCAGTGCCTATACAGAAGGCTTAGGAAGCCAATACAGGACTCTTTGGGGTTTAGAGGCAGGAAATGTTATGGACAAGAAGAAAGCCTCTTATCTCAAGGCTGGGAGTGCTAATTGGCAGATGTCCGTGGCGGTGATTGAGACACACGGAGATCGAGTTAGCCCATTCTTAGTGCCTATCAACAAGGATGGATCTTTTACGCTTTACGGCAAGTTATACGCCTAAATCGTTATCAATCCGTTACCTAAATGTACTGGATTCGTCTGACATTTATGTCACACTAACTCTGTAAGCCAGTCGAGGGCACTGGATACAGATAGGAAATAAGATGAGCTTGGAGATGCCAACGATTGTGCTGCTTTTAGTAGCTAATGTTTTATGGTATTTAGTAGGCTGGGCAAAGGGCTTTAATGAAGGCAAGCGCGAGGGGCTAATCGTGGCTAAGTCATTTCAGCGAGTGACAACAGATGCGCGCTAATGAGATCCTACTTACCGCAACAGACACAATCCGCGACCGTGGGTTATCGTACGGTCATCCTTCGGATAACTTGCAACACACCGCAATGCTCCTCAGTGCATACCTACAGACACCGATCCATGATTATCAAGTCGCAGGGATCATGGTGCTCGTTAAACTTGCACGGACTAATCAGTCAGCCCAACACATCGACAACTGGATCGATTTATGCAGCTATGGCGCACTCGCAGGACAACTAGCAACAGAGGAGAACGAACTTTATGTTTAATCTAGCCGACTATGAACCAGTGGAGGTTCGACTTGAAAAGTTTATTAAAGATTGGCCGTCGTTTCGCATATCTACTGAGCTGGAGGTTGTCGAGGCTAGTAGATATATTGTTAAGGCATATTTATTTAAAAATGCTGAAGATAGCGTTGCATGGGCAACAGGGTACGCTGAGGAAACAGTTACTAGCCGAGGCGTTAATCAAACTTCAGCACTTGAGAATTGTGAGACTTCGGCAATCGGCAGAGCACTTGCAAATGCAGGTTATGCGCCTAAAGGAAAGAGACCAAGCCGAGAGGAAATGAGCAAGGTAGTAGCTGCTAAGCCAGTGAAGCCACCTGTTCAAGAAGTCAAGGCAGATGATCAAGATTACTGGACAACTCCAGTCAATGAATATAACAAAGTAGTCGATGCGCCTGTCACGCTTGACAAAGCGATGGAAACAGTCACGGCAATCATGGGCACAGCAGAAGCTATAGAAGCTCCAAGTTGCGAGCATGGACATATGCAATGGCGTGAGGGTGAAAAGAATGGTAAGGCATGGGGTGGCTATTTCTGCAACTCAGCCATTTCATCAGCTCATCGATGCCCAACCAAGTGGTATAACCTAAACTCGCAAGGCAAGTTCGAGCCACAGAAGGCTAGAGTCTAAATGGGTAACATCGGTATAAAGATTAATGGTGAGTGGGTTGATCTCATGTCAGCCTTTGTGCCGTGTCAGCTATGCAATGAGCCAGTGCAGATCCGTGATTTAGAGGATATATCATCCGACTCAGTTAATGGCGTTGTTACATGGCAATGCTCAAAGTGCAAGGCAGTCAATGGATAAGCAAGATCTAATTCATTACCTATGGGTAATTGCATTATGTTTAGCTGCTTGGGCTGGCTATGTGACAGGATCGCAGATTGGCTAGTCAAGCAAGGAAACATAGAGGTTTCCGCACAGAGCGTGTTGTCGCACAGTACCTATCGACTGTCTGGCAGGGCGCATGTGTGGGAAGGGGTAGTGGCAAGGATATTGTTAATGTTCCGTTCGATGTTGAAGTCAAAGCCCGCGCTGGATTTCAACCTCTTGCATATATTAAACAATTAAAAGCTCGGACAGCTCTTTCGGGGGAATTGGGCTTTGGAGTGATTAGACTCAACGGACAGGGTGAGGATGCGCGTGAGTATGCCGCGATAATCCGACTTGAGGATCTCTTGCCACTACTCATATTAAGATATGGTCACCTAGACAAAGAACCCACTGAGGCAGACATAGACCGATGCTCTG